CAAAAACTTGCATCTGAGATAGATAATTGTGATGATCGAGATGAACTCAGAAATATTGCAAAATCTTTCATCAAATTATATTATAAACAGCAAGAAACTATTGCAGTAATAGGTATCCCAGATGGCAACTAAAACAATCAATTTTGATCCAGATTCTGGAGTTCCATATGGTGCCAATTTAACAATATATGGAGGAACAGATTTTTCTACCACATTTAATGTTAAGACCACATCAAGTTCTGCTTTTGATTTAACAGGATATTCAGGTGCGGCTGCACTATCAAAGAGTGTTGCTGTTGGAGCAACTCTTGGTGCAACTGATACGTTTACTGTTGGATTTACTAGTGCATATGATGGTGTAATGAAAATTTCTTTGACAGATACGGAAACTGGTAATCTTACAGAAGGCAGATACGTCTATGATGTGTTAGTCACTATTGGATCATCAACATATCCTTTGGCTCGTGGAAATGTATATGTCTATAATACAATTTCTTCTTGAACCTAAATACACTTAGGAAACTTGTGAAATAAATGGCAAAACCAGCAAGTAGGACAGATCTAGTAAATTATTGCAAGAGGCAACTAGGGGCTCCTGTCCTGGAAATTAATATTGCTGATGAACAAGTAGATGACTTGGTGGATGATGCTCTGCAGATATTTCATGAGCGTGATTACGACGGATTGACGCAAACATTTTTAAAATACAAAATAACTCAGGAAGATATTGATAGAGGTAGAGCTAGAGGAGGAAGTTCCACAGAGGGACTAGTTACTACAACAGCAACTGCAACTATTGCTGGAGAATCTAAATCATTTTCATTTGAAGAAAATAGTAATTATCTTCAGGTGCCCCCTGAAGTTCTTGGCGTAAATAAAATATTCAGATTTGATGGATCAAATACTGTAACAAATAATATGTTCAGTGTTAAGTATCAGTTATTTCTAAATGACATTTACTATTGGGGATCGACTGAAATTTTAACATATGCGATGACAAAACGATATCTGGAGGATATTGATTTCGCACTAAACACTGAGAAAATGATTCGATTTAATCAAAGATCGGATAGACTTTATTTGGATATCGACTGGGGATCTGTAAACGTTGATGATTATATCATTATTGATTGTTATCGTTTATTGGATCCAGACACTCATACAAGAGTTTGGAATGATTCTTTTCTAAAACGATATTTGACTGCTTTGATGAAGAGGCAGTGGGGTCAGAATTTGATTAAGTTCCAAGGCGTCAAACTACCAGGCGGAATTGAATTAAACGGTCGTCAAATTTATGATGATGCAGAAAAAGAATTAGCCATAATCAGAGAGCAGATGTCGAATACATATGAACTCCCACCATATGACATGATAGGTTGATGTTATGTTAAATCCATTTTTTACTCAAGGTACATCTGGAGAACAAAACCTTGTTCAGGATTTAATTAATGAACAACTGAAGATGTATGGGGTTGATATATTTTATCTACCTAGAAAATTTTTAACCGAAAATACAGTTATTCGAGAAGTAGTTCAATCAAGATTTGATGTTGCTTTACCATTAGAGGCTTATATTGATAACTATGATCAGTATTCTGGTGCAGGAAATATTCTTTCAAAATTTGGAATTGAATCAAAAGATGAGGTAAGACTCATTATTTCTAGAGAGAGATTTGAAAATTATATTACTCCTCTGATTGAAGATCAGTCAAATGTAAAACTATCAACTAGACCAAAAAGTGGAGATCTTATTTGGTTCCCTCTAGATGATAGGATTTATGAGATCAAAGATATCGAATACGCAAAACCATATTATCAATTACAGAATCTCTACGTTTATGAATTATATTGCGAACTCTTCCGTCTGGAGGATGAAGTTATTGCGACTGGTATTGATGATATTGACAATAATCTCATCGGAGAAAATGCTGACGGAACAACTGATGATGGTATAAACACCATTCAGGGACCAACCCAAACACTCACTTTGGTTGGTGCTGCTGTAACAACAACTGCAATTTCTGGACTTGTTAATGGTGCCATTAGATTTATTAGGGTAACAAATAGGGGAGGTGGATATGCCACTCCACCTAGAGTTGCAATATCTTCAGCACCATCAGGAGGAATAACTGGTATTGCCACTGCTGTGATGATTGGTGGTATAAATGTATGTAATTTAAATTCAAATCCAACTTTGCAATCAGTTCAACAAGTTCAACTATTGAACTCTGGTGCTGGTTATGAAAGTGCTCCAGGAGTTAAATTTGTATCAAGCACAGGAACCGGTGCAGCAGCAACTGTCGGATTGGCGACAACTGGTGCTGTTGGTATTGTAACCATAAGCGCAGGAGGATCTGGATATACAACAGCACCAACAGTTACATTTAGTGCGCCTAAACATGTTGGAGCGGCCGCTACTGCTATTTTAGATTCTCCTCTGGTCAGCACAGGAGTTAGTATTACTTCGGCTCCGATCAGCATAGGAGCGTCTTCTTTCTTATTCCCAGGAGGAACAACTGGTGGTGCATTCTATGCTACTGCACCAACAGTTACATTCTCACTACCAACAGGATCTGGAAACGCTGCTGAAGCAACTGCAACTTTAGACGATATTTCACAAACTGGTGGTACAGTTGCTACGCTTGGACTGACAACTGGTGGTAGATTCTATACAAGTGCCCCAACAGTAACCATTACTCATCCAGGAACAAGTGTTGCAGCAGCAACAGTTGGACTTGCTGGAAGTAGTATAGATGCAAGTTCTGTTGCATTCTCGACAACTGGTAGAGCGTACACCACTGCACCTACAGTCACGATAGGAACTGGAATAGGAACAGTGACTCCTCTTGAGACTGCAGTTGGTATTGCAACTATCGATTCTGTCACTGGTATAGTAACAGCAGTTTCGTTTAATATTTCTGATTCTTGGGCAACAGGAACAGGAGCAACGATTGGTTTGGGATACACTGTTACTCCAACAATATCCTTTAGTGGAAATCCGTCACCAGTTCAAGCAACAGCTACTGTCACTGTTTCTGCTGCTGGAACAGTTAGCACAATTAGTATAGGTAATAGTGGATTTGGTTATCTTACTGCACCAACAGTTACTATTGCAGGACCTGGAGGAGCAGATGAACAGTTTAGAGCACTTGGAGTTGCAACCATTAGATCCACCTCTATTAAGACTGAAGGAACCGTTGGTATTGGATCTACTATCATTACTGGTATTACTACAACAAATATTATTGTTGGAGATAGGGTAAGACTTGGCGTTGGATATAGTGATGCTTATAACTTTATCCCTGCAGAAACTTTCGTTTCCTCTATTGGATCTGGAACATTAACCATGTCCGCCTCTGCCACAAACGTTGGTATTGCAACATCCGTATTTGAATTTGGTAGAGCAAATTGTGGTGTTGTCACTGGTATTGCAGTTACATTCGGTGGTGGCGGTTATCTAAGTCCACCAACAGTAACAATTTCTAACGAAGTATCTGAGAAGAATTACATAGACTTCCCAGGTATATCTACAGCAACTGGTATTGCAACAGTAAGTGCGGCTGGCACAGTGTCAAATATTAATATTACAGACACTGGATTTGGTTATGTAATAGCACCAGAAGTCACCATGTCTGCACCAGAAAGTTCTGGATCTGGAACATTCCTCTTTAATGAAATTGTAACAGGATCCTCTAGTGGCACCACAGCGAGAGTTAGAGTTTGGAATTCTGAAACTAATGAACTTGAAGTTGGAACTGTTGCTGGAGAATTTGTAAGAGGAGAAACAATCACAGGAGCTACATCTGGCGCATCTTACGATCTTAGAGTTGTTGATTCAAATCCAGCAGACGACGGATTTGCTGATAATCTCAATATTGAAACCGAGGCTGATGCAATTATCGACTTTAGTGAGAGGAACCCCTTTGGTATTCCCTAAATAAAAATATCTTAATATAAAGATATTGTAGGACTTAAAAATGTTTGAGTATTTTTACAACGAAGTTTTGAGGAGGACCATTATATCTTTTGGTACTCTGTTTAACAACATTTCAATTAAGCACGAAGATTCTTCGGATAACGTTGTTAGCGTTGTAAAGATTCCTCTGGCATATGGTCCTACCCAGAAGTTTCTGGCAAGAATAAACCAGTCACCAGATCTCAATAAACCCTTTGCAATTACTTTGCCAAGGATGTCTTTTGAGTTTACTGGATTAACTTATGATCCTTCACGTAAGGTTTCTACAGTTCAAAATTTTACTGTAAAAGATCCTGATGATGGATCTATTGTAAAGAAACAGTATATGCCTGTTCCTTACAATATGCAATTTGAATTGGCAATCATGTCAAAATTAAATGATGATGCTCTTCAAATTATTGAACAAATTTTACCATACTTTCAACCAGCATATAATCTTACCGTTGAATTAGTAGAATCAATTCAAGAAAAGAAAGATATTCCAGTGGTGTTAGAAAACATCACCATGCAAGATGATTATGAAGGAGATTTCACTTCTAGAAGAGTTCTTCTTTATACACTAAGATTTACAGCAAAAACATATCTGTTTGGTCCTGCAACCACTGCAACCAAGGATATCATCAAGAGAGCTTCTATCAGTTACCTCACTGGAACCGATACCTCCAACGCCACCAGAGAAATTACATATACCGCAACACCAAGAGCAACCAAAAATTATACTGGAGATGCTGCTACCACTCTCGCAGCAGATATTAGTAAAACAGCGAAAACTTTTGAAGTCGCTGATGCAAGCACATTAACTGCCAACACTTATATTAATATTGATGGTGAGCAGATGTTCTTGAAATCTATTAGTGGAAATAACATTACTGTTAGACGTGGAGAAGATAAGACAACTATATCAACTCATGTTGCAGGAACAGAGATTCACGAAATCACTGCTGCTGATAATGCGCTTATTGAAACAGGCGATGACTTTGGATTTGATGGTTCGTTCTAATGAAAATGACAAAAAACTTTGACGATCTAAATGACACATTCAATACCTCTGGTGACGTTATAAAACCAGAAGTTGTTGAAAGTAAAATTGAAAAAGTTAAAGAAGGTGTTGATGATATAAAAAAAGATTACGAATATACTAGAGGTAATCTTTACTCCATCATAGAAAAGGGACAAGAGGCTCTTAATGGTGTCCTTGAACTTGCTCAAGAAAGTGAGATGCCAAGAGCATATGAGGTTGCAGGTCAATTGATTAAAAACGTTGCTGATGCAACAGATAAGTTATTAGATCTGCAAAAGAAACTGAAGGATGTTGAGGCAGAAGA